TGAACCTCCTGCTGCTGCCTTGATGACATCTCCGGGCTGTAACACAAACACAGCATTGCCGTCAATAAGCAGATACTCTTTAGAAGACACGTTAGTTCCGTTTAGTATGTAGATGTCAGGGTCTGGATTTTTGTCTACAAACAGCGTAATGTCGTTAGTAGAGTTGTGCAGATTAGAAACAAACGCCATTGTCCAGTGGGCAACGTAGCCACTAGGAATAGTCACAATAGTTTGCGTAGAAGCGTCTGTTAAGTTTACATTCTTCGTATATAACATATCAGTATGTCCACATAACAGGCGTAGTTTCTCGGAGGTCTACGTGCACAAATGTATCAGCCACGCCTATACCACTGAACCCTAGGGCCATCGCGTGTCTAACCAAGGTGTGCTTCTGTGATCCAGAGGATACCTTGATGTCACTCGCTACACCTCGGGCATGAGTTCCCGGAGAAGACTTAGAAGCCTCTATGGAGTGCTTAGGGCTTCTGTAGCCACTCGTGATGACAAAGGGGAAACCACATAAGTCCCTCAGGTCATCTAGGACTTCTAAGAAGACTGGGGACATCTCGTTTTCCCCCGTCTCTTGACAGTCGAACTCTTCGATCTTAAAGTACTTCACCGGAATCTCCGTCAATAACGTCACCTGATGAAACTTCGGTAGCTCCAACGCCTGTGATGTTTATCTGTATAGCACTCCTACCAGCATCCTTGATTACATCCTTCTCAAAGGCCGCTGTGGGGGCTATACGATCCATTATTAGCTTCCACGCAGCCCCTTGGTTCTTATGGTCATCGTCTAAGGCTGCATCAAAGATAGCCTCTAGTACCTTCTTAGACTTAGGACTACTGAGCATCCTAGCTTTGTATTCATTGATTATACCAGCGTCACCCTTAGGCCTACCAACCTTACCTCTGTTACCTGCCTTCTTAAGGTCTGTGGTGGCCTTAGGGGGCCTCCCACGCTTCTTAGGAATACTGGGTTCTTCTGTAGACATAAGTTCTCCTCTGGATGCCTATGCTGCCTTATGTTTTACCTGAGTCCCCTATAGTCTAAGTACCCTTTGGATTCCCTAGTTCCTAAAGGGGTAACCTTAGAGGGGATCTTGGTAAACCTATTTAGTTACCTCCTAAGGTGGCCTTTGTTGTATTCTTTAAATTATTCATTAAAGTATTCAACTAAGGTGCAACTAAGGGTAACTTAGGTGGCGCGAAGTCCCTCTAAAGTGTCTCTTAGAATATACTATATATTATAACATATTTTAGAGTAAATGTCAAGGTATTTCTTTGGTAATAATCACACTACTAAGGATTCTTAGGTCTCCTTTGGTGGCCTTTTAGCCCCTAAGGTGCCCTAAGGTGTACTTTTGGTAAACTTTAGGTATACCAAGGGGTTACATTAGGTAACACTACACCTAGTTTACTTAAGTTTTACCTAATTTTACTCCTTTAGTTTCCTAAAGTTCCCTATTTTGAGCCTAAGGAGGTACAACTATAGTAATCAAGACGCAACTCCGGCCCCCCGTGTCGAAATAGCCTCGGGATCCCAATGGTACCATGGCTGACCCGAGATGTCAAGAGAAAACATTGGTACTATTCACGTTGACAAGCCAAGCTACTTGTGTTAGCCAAGGATCCAAGGGGTAACACAAGGGGCAACCTATGTCAAGCTTAAGGTGTGGTAATATTTACGTTGACATGGGTTGCTATTCGTGTTAGCCAAAGGAGCCTAAGGCCTACACGAGGCGCACCCAAGGTGCAACCTAAAGTTGTGGTATTAATTACGTTGACAAAAGGTGACAAGTGAGGGCCTAAGTAGGACCTTCTGAGGGGTACTGAGGGGTACTACAGACACCTTAGGTTGTCAAGGGTTGACATCGGTAGCCCAATGGTGTACCCACGTTGTGCCTTTATACACACGCGCACACGCGAATAGCACATCCAAGGAGCCTATGTCAACTAAAAGAGTTTGGTAATATTAACATCTCAAAGGGGTTGCATCTTGGGCCAACTGAGGTATAATGGTTACATCAACTAAGGGAAGCCATAGGGGCAACCTAAGACAACCTAAGTAGGAACCTAAGTTATGCAAACTACAGAAGCTCAACGGAAGGCATACACCAAACTAAAGGAAGACGGTGAGTTAGAGGGGTCCGATGTTTTGACCCGTAGTAAGCTCAACGGTGAGTTATACTTTAAATGGTCGGGAGGTAACAAAACGGTGGCTATACATAAAAGTGGTATTGTCACTATCCACCACCATAATAAAGTATAAAGCAAAAAAAAAACATTTGACAGCCTAGGCTACCTTAGAGTAGCTTAGGCAACCTAAGACAACCTAAGTAGGAACCTAAGTTATGCTAAAGTTATCAAAAGCCTCTAAAATGCCCTGTCGGTCGTGGTCCTTACAGGCCTTAGATACCTGTCCAGCTTCCAGAGATGCCACAGGAGAGCTTGTAGACGCTTGCAAAGGTTGTTATGCAACCTCGGGTAACTATAGGTTCCCTAACGTCAAGGCTCCTAGGGTGCACAATAGAGAAGATTGGAAACGTGATACTTGGGTATCTGATATGATCCAAGAGTTAGACAACGATAGATACTTTAGGTGGTTCGATTCGGGTGACATTTACGACGTAAGACTCGCTAGGAAGATTCTAGAGGTGTGCGAAGCGACGCCATGGGTTAAACATTGGATACCAACAAGGATGCATAAGTTTACTAAGTTTACGTTAGTACTCCAGAGGCTACAGAGCTTGCCAAACGTGGTACTTAGGTTATCCTCAGATAGTATCATGGGAGAAACTATCGAAGGCCCTAACACGAGCACCATTGCAACCCTAGAAGATGCACCTAAGGGGTCTTTTGTTTGCGAGGCTTACACCAGAGGTGGTAAGTGTGACAAGTGTCGCGCGTGTTGGGACAAGGGTGTTTCTGTGGTAACCTACATTGGACACGGTAAGTCTATGGTTAAAAATCAGAATAACTTAATAAAAACACTTGACGTAGCCTAAGGGGGCTAAGTTATGTTAAACAATATTATGATGATAGGTGGTGCACTGTTGGGGCTGGTGTTAGGAGTTATGTTTTCCTACGGTATCGCCCTGCTAACCCTAGAATTTCTACGCTTGACAGCCTAAGAGGGCCTAATTATGAAAGTATTTGTCTATTGGAACCTACACCGTAAACTTTGGTCTATTAAGGCCTTAGAGGGGCCTAAGAAGGGCCTAGTGATAGATAGAGCAGAGTTTGTACACCTACAGGGGGTTACACCTAAGGTGTCTCAGAAGGGCCGTGAGAGAGTCTTAAGAGAACGTAAGAAGAACGTACACGCAGGACTAGTGGGCACCTTGTTACCCGAAGGGTCACCTATGCCGCGCCCCTGCTCGAATGATGATATGATCACCTATAATCCCTACATAGGCCCCACGTTTACCTACAAACAAACAGGAGGCGAATACTTAGGCTCTACGGATGCAGTCTTATTAGCCTGTGTGGATCATCCGGAGGTTTTTGTATGTTAACACTTGACACAACTATATGGATTATAGTATTCTCTGGAATCCTGCTAACCATGGCCCCTTGGTCACGTTAGTACACTTAACACAACCTAAGGAAAACTAAGATGGAAGATGTGACGTACGCTATACAGTCCTTTGATGGGAACCAATGGCACGACGAAGGACACGTAGGAAACAAACTGTCTTACGGTGTCTCCGAGTTAGATAAATATTTATCTTGTTTTCCGCATACATGGGCTAGACTAATTATGTTAGAGAATACAGGGGATTTATTGGACGTTGTTATAACAGTCCCCGGTACTTTTAAACACTAATAAGAAAACCTAAGGAAAACTAAATATGACTAAGATAACTTACGCTGTACAATGGTTCGATATAGAGGATAACCGATGGCGCACCGCTGAAGGTACGCAGTCACTCACTGAAGATCAGGGCATCTCTGAGCTAGAGTTACATAAAGCATATTACCCTAGTATAGACGCTAGACTGGTAAAATTAGAGACTACAACCACCATACAACAAATAACCTTGAGCACACCAGAGGCCTCCTAAGGCCTCTTAAGACCCCTTAAGGTACCCTAGGACCCCTAAGGTACCTAAAAGCTAACAGGAGGCCATACAGGGCCTCTCAGGGCCACCTAAGGCCACCATTGGAGACTAAATAAGATGAAATGTAAAGCTTGCGACGTACTACTAGAAGATTACGAGACGGTAAAAAAAGATGCATCGGGTGAATACTTTGACCTCTGCTCCTATTGTCTCAACGTGTCAATAGGCACCCTAGAGGATGATTGTGGTAATATTACCGATGAAATACCCTTTGACGAAAACAAAATATATGATATACTAACTTAAGTAATACTAAGGAATCTTAGAATACATAGAATTCTAAGTATCCTAAGAATCCTTAGTATTCTATGTTTAACTAATTTATTATATAACTAAGGTTACTACTTAAGTAGCCTAAGGAGCCTAAGTTGTGAACATATTCTACCTAAGCAGAAGCCCTGTAGAAGCTGCTAAGATGCAATGTGACAAACATGTGGTTAAAATGATACTAGAGACTGCTCAATTGCTCTCAACGGCGCACCATGAGCTAGACGGGGCTACGGTAGCCTACAAACCGACCCATAAGAATCACCCTAGCGCCGTGTGGGTCAGAGAATCCTCAGATCACTACAGATGGACCGTGGCACACCTAGAAGCCCTTGGGAACGAGTATGAGCGACGTTACCAAAAGGTACATAAGACTATCAGGGAACACTTAGAAGCCCTCAGGGAGCCACCAGAGGCCTCTCAGGACCTAGGCTTCAAGGATCCACCACAGTGTATGCCAGATGAGTGTAAAAACGTTGACGCCACCGTAGCCTACATGGTATACTATAACCATAAGGCAGATGACTGGGAATCTCGCGGTATGCCTATGAAGTGGTACGGACGCGAGGCATCATAAGTGACATAGGCTTATGGACAACACATCTCTAAGGTGACAGAATAGTCCTCTATTCCATTACCTGTAATTAATTCAAGTTAAACTTAGGAGAACTAAAGATGGAATATTTAGCTGAGATTTACAACGCAGGGTCTAAGATAGAAGCACACGTGGACGTACGGAGCTATCAAGGTGAGGTAGAAGCAGACTTTTGCAGCAACCTTGTCTACGTAGACGATGAGGTTGTTACGCTCGATTCATTGGGCGAGACACTACAGATGTTACTAATTGACGATGCCTATGATCGTTGGGCTATGGAGGTGGACGAATGACATACTGGGTGGTAATGTTTGATAGGGATGGTGGCGAATGTGATCCAGAGGGGCCGTTTGCAAACCACCATGAAGCAGAGGATTACACCCGTTTTTGTCTAGATGACTGGCGCTGGGTGTCCTACGAAATACAGGAGGGTGACGAATGAGAGTACTTCTTTTAGTTATATTGCTGAGTGGGTGTACAACTGTTAGCACCGATGATCCCTCGTGGGCTTACCCTAAGGAGTACTTACGATGAATCAACTAGAGACCTACCACCAACTTAGGGACATACAAAAGAAACTGTTTCACCTCAGGGATCTAAACACCTTAGGTACTACTGGGGACCCCGTGTCACGCGCAGTCTCAGGAGCCTATGATAACGCGTACGCTATGGTTGACAAGTTAGCCAATAAGCTGTACCGTGATGGTATAACACAGGAGGAACCAGAGGTGTGACAGACTTTGAACTAGCAGTGACTACGGTGGTAGTCCTAGTATTCCTAGGAGTTCTAACGTATGTTTTTAGTGACGACAAAGAGTAATAAACTGGTAATAATACCAAAGGAGGTGGACAAACAGAGAAACTGTGTTATAATATTAGTATAGGCTACAAAGTCTAAACCACCACCATAGGACCCTATGGATGGTAAATCAAAGTAGATGAGGAAAGTTAGTATGGCTCAAGTAATCGAAGGTATCGTAAACTTCTCAAACCTAACCCAGCATGATGTATACATGGGTCAGACCACTGGCAAGTATACTATGACCATCACTATGTCAGAGGATGACGCAGAATCCCTAGCATCCCGAGGTGTTAAGATCAAGGACTACGAGGGGGCAAAGCAACGTAAGTTTTCCTCTAAGTTTGATGTGAAGGTAATGGATGCCGAGGGTAATCCGTTTAACGGTGAGGTACCGTATAACTCTAAGGTGCGCCTTAAGTACAAGGTAGGCCCAGCACACCCTGTGCATGGCTTAAGTACCTATCTAGAGGCTGTGAAGGTCCTAGAGGTAGCTGAGATGACCTCAGAGGATGACAATGGGGACTTCTAAGTACCTGCGCCACGAGGGTTGCCCCTCTTGTGGCTCCAGTGATGCCCTCGCCGTCTATGCGGACGGTGGGGAGCATTGCTTCTCATGTGGCTACCACACCAACGGTTCAACTGGAGAAACACAAGTGACTGAAGTAGCACCTAAAGCAGTAGCCTCAGTTAAGATGGACGGTGTAGTAGCCGCTATAGGTAACCGTAAGCTATCTAAGGAGACCAGTCAACGATACCAAGTGACGGTCACTTACGATGCTAACGGGTCCATAGAGAAGCATTACTACCCTTACTATAACCCCGAGACGGGTGAACTGGTGGCGTCAAAGGTACGCACAGTGAACCCCAAAGAGTTCTACGCTACTGGGAATATCAAGGGTACAGGCTTGTTCGGGCAGCAAGCGTGTCGTGGGCGTGGTAAGTTTATCACGATCACTGAGGGTGAGCTAGACGCCATGAGCGTCTCTGAGATGTTTGATAACAAGTATGACGTAGTGAGCCTCAAGTCTTCTAGTAACGCTGAAGGGGACATTAAGGAGGCACTAGAGTGGCTTGAGGGGTACGATCAGGTTGTCCTATGCTTAGACCAAGATAAGGCAGGTAAGGCAGCACTAGAGAAGGTTAAGGACCTCTTTAGTCCCAATAAGCTAAGGGTGTGTGAGCTTCCTATGAAGGATGCCTCAGATATGCTACAGGCTAACCAGATACGTGAGTTCATACGTTGCTGGTGGGACGCTAAGGTCTACAGGCCCGATGGGATTGTCTCAGGTCAGGACACGTGGGAGGCGTTGGTCAACAAGAGGAACGTTAAGAGTGTCCCGTATCCTTGGGAGGGATTAAATGACATTACGAGAGGACACAGAGCATACGAGCTTGTCACTATCACCAGCGGCTCTGGCATGGGAAAGTCTCAGTTCATACGAGAGCTTGAGTATGATCTCTTACGAAGAACTGAATCCAACATTGGTGTACTTGCACTGGAGGAAGACGTCGCACGTACATCGTTGGGAATCATGTCGGTGGCAGCGAACAGGCCACTACACTTGGAAGAAGACACACCTATTGATGAGCTTAGACCATTCTGGGAAGCAACGATGGGTACAGGACGCTACTATCTATTTGACCACTGGGGGTCAACGTCAGCCGATAATCTACTCTCGCGAGTCAGGTATATGGCGAAGGCCTTGGATTGCCGATACGTCATCCTCGACCACCTATCCATCGTTGTTTCTTCTCAGGAGAACGGAGATGAACGGAAGGCCATTGATGAGATAATGACCCGCCTAAGATCCTTGGTGGCTGAGACTGGGATAACATTGTTCCTAGTGTCACACCTCCGTAGGACCTCAGGTACAGCCCATGAGGACGGTGGTAAGATCAGCCTACAGGATCTCAGGGGTAGTCAGAGTATCGCCCAGTTATCAGATATGGTCATAGGTATGGAGAGAGACCAGCAGCATGAGGACCCAGAGATACGTAATACTACCAGTGTTAGAGTACTGAAGAATCGCTACAGTGGGCAGACGGGTCCCGCGTGTTGGCTTCAGTACAACTTAGACACAGGACGTATGGCAGAGGTTCCTAAGCCCACAGCAGGAGACGCAGAGGTAGAGTTTTGAGCAACTATGTCTACATGGACATTGAGACCGATGGGTTAGACCCTAGCGTCATCTGGGTAGCCTGTTGTAGACACAACGGAGTCACGGAGGTCATATGTAATGAAGAAGATTTTAAGGCTTATGTATCATCTAAGGGTGATGCTTCTTACGTATTCCACAATGGAATTGGTTTCGATGTTCGCGTGGTTCGTGATCTTTGGAATGTTACTCTTGGGCGGTCTAGGGTCATTGACACCTTGGTTCTCTCTAGGTTAGCAGACCCTAGTAAGTCTGGTGGACACTCCCTCAGGAACTGGGGTAACACCTTAGGTTTCCCCAAGGGTGACCACAGTGACTGGAGTCAACTCTCAGAGGAGATGATTACCTACTGTATGCAGGACGTAGAGGTAACTCAGGCTGTGCACGAGAAGCTACTCAAGGAGCTAGAGGGGTTCTCTCAGGAGTCTCAGGATCTAGAGCATCAGGTCGCATGGTGCACTGTGGAGCAGGAGCGTAATGGGTGGCTCGTGGACCAGAGGAAGTGCTATGACCTCTTAGGGATCTTTAAGGAGCGTATGAATGTCATACAGGATGAACTACAAGAGACTTTCCCCCCTATCGTTGAGCAGAGGGTTTCAGAGAAGACGGGGAAGCAACTCAAAGATAAAGTCACGGTATTCAACGTTGGCTCCAGAGACCAAATTGCTACCCGACTTGCTACTAAGGGTGCAGTCTGGAAGGAGGTCACTCCGACAGGAAAGCCTATGGTTGACGAGAGAACCCTCAAGGAGAACTCACATGTACCCGAAGCGGCACAAGTTCTGGAGTACCTTCTACTCCAAAAGAGGTACGCCCAAGTCAAGAGTTGGCTAGAGCACACACAGGAGGACGGTAGGGTACACGGTAGGGTCATAAGTAACGGTGCTATCACTGGACGTATGACACACCAGAGTCCTAACATGGCTCAGGTACCCTCTAGTAACTCTGTGTACGGTGAGGAGTGTAGGAGTTGTTGGACGGTTCCAGAGGGTAAATCCTTGGTTGGCTTCGATGCCTCTGGTCTTGAGTTACGTATGTTAGCACACTACATGAATGATGAGGAGTTCACCAATGTCTTACTTAAAGAAGATATTCACACCAGAAATCAAATGGCAGCAGGGCTTGACACGAGACCTCAAGCAAAGACTTTTATCTATGCCTTCCTTTACGGGGCAGGAGACGCCAAGATCGGAAGTATCGTCGGAGGATCTTCAGGAGACGGTAGAAAACTTAAGCAAAGGTTTCTACGAAATACACCTTCTCTTGAAAGTCTACGAGAACGAGTTGGAAACTCTGCTCAACGTGGTCATCTCCGAGGACTCGACGGCAGAAAGCTTTGGGTTAGGTCAGAACACGCAGCACTAAACACACTCCTTCAGGCCGCTGGAGCCGTAGTTATGAAGAAGGCCTTAGTGCTTCTTGAGGACTACGCTAACCAATGGGGCCTTAACTATAAGTTTGTGGGGAACATACATGACGAAGTACAAACCGAGGTTGCCACCAAAGAAGCCCAAAAGTTCGGCTGGCTGGCTGTGGAATGCCTCAAAGCAGCAGGGATCCACTACAGCCTCAGGTGCCCTCTCGACGGAGAGTACAAGGTCGGACAGACGTGGGCGGAAACTCATTGAACAAAAACTTAAGGAAAGTGTTGACTCAGAGAGTAAATTCTGATATAATTATAGTATAACCTAAGGAGAAACAAATGGCAACAGGTAAAGTTACAGACCCTAACCGACTGGGAGACATAGCTGAACATTACGTAGTCACTTGGCTTTGGGACGAAGGGTACGAAGTGTTTACTAACGCTGGTTGCACAGGCCTAGTAGATATGATAGCAGTCAAGAACGGGGTTCCTGTGTACATCGACGTTAAAGCGAAGAACACAGATAGTGACTCAGGCTACGGGAGGTCAGACGACCAGAAGAAGCTGAGAGTTCAGATTGTTGAGTTCAACGGTAAGACACGTAAATGTCGCTGGGTGGAGCATCAGGAATGAAAACAGTAGATACATTAGTGGACGACATATACGCCCTAATGGTCTCTAAAGAGGTACCAGATGGTGTCTCCCTAGAGGCTGAGATAGACAGGTTTGGAGTCCACTGTAAGGATCTCATGCGAACCCTGTTTACCAGAGAGCGTGATGATCGTAAGTTACGCATGTCCAACATAGGACGCCCTGACAGGTTCCTCTGGAATGCTGTGAATAACCCACAGGAGGAAGAGGAGTTAACAGGTAACACTTACGTTAAGTTTATGTACGGACACCTGATCGAAGAGATGCTGATATTTCTCACTAGACTCTCAGGCCATGAGGTTACAGATGAGCAGAAGAAGTGTGAAGTCGCAGGTATCAAAGGCTCTATGGACTGCAAGATTGATGGTATTGTCACAGACGTTAAGAGTACTTCGTCTTTCGCCTTTAAGAAGTTCAAGAACGGAAACCTTGCTTACGATGATCCTTTTGGGTATGTGGCTCAAATCAAGGGCTATGCACACTCAGAGGGGGAAACAAAGTTCGGATGGTTAGCCATGGATAAACAGAATGGTCACCTTACGTACCTCATGTATGACTCTGAAGACAAGGAACACTTTTGTTACGACAAAGTATCCTACGACATAGAGGAGCACATAGAACGTGTAAAAAAGTTAGTGGAGCAACCTACACCTCCCAACGTCTGCTACCAGCCTATCGCAGATGGAAAGAGTGGGAACCAGAAACTAGACGTAGGGTGCTCATACTGCTCATACAAAGGAACCTGTTGGCCCTCTCTAAGAGCCTTCAAGTATTCTTCAGGTCCACGTTATTTAGTAGAGGTACACAATGAGCCGAAGGTCGAAGAGATCAGCCTCAAGCAATTTTAGATCAGAGTTTGAGAACGCAGTCAACACACAATTAAACCACGAAGGATTTACTTATGAAACAGAAAAAGTACAGTATAACATTCCTAGGGTATACACTCCAGATTTCGTCCACGCTTCGGGAATCTTGGTGGAGTGCAAAGGCTTCTTTAGGGAAGGAGACACGCAGAAATACAAAAGTATTGTCAACTGCCTACCAGACCACCGTGAGTTAGTCTTCGTACTAATGAAACCTAATCAGAAAGTCAGGAAGGGTACTAAGCTTACAATGGCTCAGTGGTGTGAGAAACACGGAATCAAGTGGTACTCACTGGATACCCTAGAGGAGCTA